AAGTGCTTCAGATAACAGTGGGTGATATACACCGCATGCACCTTCCCAAGGCTCGGTGCGCTCTTCAATCTTCATCCCTAATAACTGAATACCATCAACGTAGGTCTGCATCCAGTCTTTGCGGGAACCAATATCTTCGTCAAAGTCACCAATTAAATCAGATGCGAGTGATTGCAGCTCGTTCTCACTCATATACTCCGCTAGGTTGGCATCAAAGTCTTCATCGCTTGGCTCTGACTCTTCAATACGCAGGATGGGCATACCATCAATGCCAATCTCAACTGACTCAGGATCCTCAATCTCGATCTCAAGCTCTGGCCCTTCTTCCATCATAGGAAGTGCGCCTAAACCCAGTGGGGCCTGTGATAGTGACTTTTCTATTGCCATATGCTTGCCTTATACGTTGTAGTACCCTTTGTGCCTAGATGACTTAAATTGTTTTGGCTCGTCTTCATAATCAGACTCCAATTGTACAAAGCCACCCCTTCTATATCTTAGTAACGCCTGAGTCATTGAGTCCACCAAGTCATCATGATCTCCACTTGGGAAACTTGCAACTTCTTCTACTAATTCTTCTGCCCAATGCGTATTAGGAACCCAAACTCTCCCAGATGCAAATATATCAGCAACTGCGTTCAAACGGGCAATTTTATCGCTCCCCTTACTTGGAACATATTCCTGAACAGGTATACCCATAGCTCGTAACTCGAACACTAGAGGAGCTCCGGAGGCTTTTGCCTCAACAATAAGTGCATCAGGCTCCCACTCTTTATAGTGTTCCATAGCCTTTTGCTTTAGCTCTGGGAACTCCATGCGTTCTTTGAAGGAGTTGAGCAATATGATGTTTGGTACCTCAAGTCCTCTACTATTAGCTTGGTAGAACACCCCCCAAGTAGTACAGGCACAGTAGTCTGACCGCTGGGTCTTAAGGAAGGCCGTATCCCAGCTCTGTATAGTGAACTCACACTGCGGTGGATCCTCATGTTCCCAGATCTGCCACCACTCCCGCTTCACAATAGCACTAACATCTGATGTCGGCGCCTGCATATACTGCGCCATCCACTTAGCGTTTGGTAGTTCCTGCTTTAGAGCGGTTAATTCAGCCAAGCTCCAGAACCCAGGCCACAGGGGCTCCTCATCAGGCAATATGGCAGGGAACTCAATGACCTCCCACTCCTCCCCAGAGCGTTGTTGGGCTGCCTTTACAACTTGAGCAGTCAAGTCCCTTTTACTCCACCGGGTCATAACGATGATGATTGAGCCTCCAGGCTGGAGACGTTGCCGTGGACCAGATGTATACCACTCGTACGTTTTGTCGTACACGTCCGGGTTGCTCTCAGCTAGAGTTGCCTCTTGTTCTGAGTGCGGATCGTCAATGATGAGGATATCAGCGCCTTTACCAGTAACCGCTCCGCCAACACCGATTGCAAAGTAATCTCCGCCCTTATTAGTCGCCCAACGACCTGCTGCCTTTGAATCTGCCTGAAGCCCGACCCCCGGAAATATTGACTTGTATACGTCTGAGTCGACCAAATTACGGACTTTCCGTCCGAAGCCCACAGCAAGCTCAGCGGTATGGGAGGTTTGAATAACCTTCTTCTCTGGAAATTTACCAAGAAACCAAGCAGGAAGGAGGTAACTAGCAAATTCAGATTTTGTATGACGAGGTGGCATATTAATGATAAGTCGTTTGCATTCTCCTCTTGCGACCCGTTCAAACGCTGATGCCATTTCTTCATGATGTGCTCCTTCTATAAAGCTAGGCCATGCTTTTTTGACAAAAGCCATGAAATGTTCTTGTGCAGAGTCCTGTTCTTCGTCAACTACCGTGGTATCTAGGTCTTTGTACCAAGTTCTGAGCTCCGATTCGCCCATATGGTCCAAATTTTTGTCTAAAAACTCCAATTCAGCGATGGTTAACCGCTTTTTTGGGGGGTTTTGGGTGGCTGATGCGCTCATTTTTCCTTAACTTCGACGTCTACAACGTCTTCTTGGCTATGTTTTAGCTGCGCTAGGCGGTTTTCTGTCTTACTTTTGTTATCCAGCTTCTGCATTTGCATTAATTGAGCAATCCGCTCCTTAATTGCAGCCTTTAACTCGTCGCTAGTCTTATGTGTAATGGTAATTTCAGAGCGTTCAGTGAATAAATCCGATGCTTTTCCTAGTAATTCCAAGGCTTTAAGAGCAGTTTTGTTATCCTCATCTTGGCTGATCTCCATTAGGCGGTTAACTACAACGGTTCTGACCTGGATCTTATCCGCAACGACTTGCTTCTCGTACTCAGATATATAGCCACCAAGCTTTAGGGCAACGCCAACTTGCTTAATTGCTTTTTCTTCTGGCTTTGGATCAGTGTTCTTCTCTGTCTCATCGAGTCTAGCAAACATTTTTTGCGCCTCTGCCTCCTCTTCAGGAGTCACGTTTTCGTCGATGCCGAGTTCTTTTAACAAGAGTGCAGTGTTCCCAGCGATCTTCATTCGCTCAGTCGCAGTTCTGCCGGCCTGTGGTTTGGCATTGACCGGTATGGGTTTGTCGAGGTTTGGCTCAACGGGTATTTGCATACAACCTTGTTTGTGAGGTTTATATGCGTGGAGTGTAACAGGTATTAAAGAAAAGGGGCAAGCAAAACTACACTTGCCCCCGGGCTCACGTGAAGAGCGTAGTTGTGGTGTTTGGATTCGAACCTTGTCCGAGTATTGTCTACCTGTACGTCCCACCGTACTGACACCACATAAATAAATTATATACCCCCTACCGGGTGGAGTCTCAAAATTTTTTGGTGGGGGGCCATTTCTACTATTGACTCAGTTACGCTTTCCATGGAAAAAGCAGACCCCCCGGGGCCTCATAGTTTAATGAAAAACACGTTGCCAGGTGATTAACCGTATCTATTACGTGAGAATAGGATGTCTTTGCGTCGTAAGTGGTGAATTTTTTAAATTGAGTGATCTATTGTGCAGATCCTTGTGTATATATAGGCGTTGGGACTCCTACTCTGTATCTTGGGGGTCGGGTGGTAGTGGGGTCTGAGATATATAAAAAACCTATGCCTACCCTATGAGATTAAATAACCATTGATGCCTATTAGTACTGAGAAAAAATTTTTTGAAAATCGACCTTTTTGTTATGCTCGGCTCGGCTACGCTATGCGTGGTAATTAGTGGGTGATAGTGTGAAAATCTTACACATATTTAATAGTTCGGGTAATATAAAGATATGGGGAGATGATGTTGTTTCCCCTAGTTCACATTCCGACATGGTGTCGGTTTGTTATGTTTATTTACTTTTATATGAGGTGTTTACTATGACTACTAAAGTCAAATCTGATGTTGTTGTGCAAATCGTTTCAGCCCCTAAGGCTGATTATGTTCTGACCACTGATGAGTTCGGTTCAATCGGTACGCTGATTGACAATGTTCTCAAGGCTGAGGAGGATCTGTTCAAGGGTGATCTTGGAATGGAAAAGGCTGGTCTTGCTTTGGCTAAGATCATGGGGACAAACCCGACATATGTCGAGTGGGAATCCAAACGTAAGGCTTACATTTCGGGCTATATGGCTCGTTGTAAAAATGCGACTGAGGAGAGTGCCGAGCGTTCCTTTCAGCGTGTGGCTAAGCGTATGGAAAAGGAGTGCGGTTTATCCAAGCCCAAGGCTGTGAGTGCGTCGGCTAAGTCTATGTCGGCTAAGCGTGAGAAAGAGAAGGCTGAACTCGAGGCTTTGACTGACTCTGTGATTCGTGAGCAAATGGCGGCTTACTCGGCTAATGCTGAGTTTGACAAGGCTCAGAAAATGCAGTCTGAGTTAAAGCGTAGGGCTAAAGAGCAAAACAAGGGTCTCGAGGCTGAGATCAAGGCTTTGCGTGAGTCGGTAATCAAGCAAATCAAGATTACCACCGATCGGGCTCTGTTGGCTAAAGTTTCAGCCATGTTGCCTAAAGCATGATGTCAGGGCGGGAAACCGCCCTTTTTACTAAGCCACCTTCGGGTGGCTTTTTTTTCGTCTAAATTCTGTACTTCTTAAGAACGGTCATTTGTAGCAACGCCTTAGCCCTTTTGGGAATTCCCTCGTGCCTACTCATCACTTTTTGACTTATGCTGGTCTCCAGCATAACAAAATAAATTATGCTTGTCAAGCACCTATTGTTCTGTAAAACCCCCCTATTGTTCCGTAATGTTCCAAGCCCAAGAACATTCCTAAGCCCTTGATTTGATTAAGTTTTTTGGTGTTTTTTGGGGTATTGTTCTATTGTTCCGAGAAACTACAAAGCCGAA